CGTTTGCGCCCTCAACTTTGGTTTTGAACTCGGTTAATACTCGTTTGGCGTAATCAAACGTTTTTTCGGTTCCGTTCTTGGCGATACCGGAAACGGCTAAAATGTCCGCATCCAAACCGCCGTAAATTTCCCCGGTTTTTTTCGCTATTACGCTATTTTCGTCGTTGACGGATAACGTGGTTATCGCTGTCAATTGTTCGTCGGTTAATCCGGCTAATGCCGCATTCGCTCTTAAAACATCAATCGTTAATGCCATAATCTTTCCCTTTGATTATTAAATGAATATTCGGTTACTTTTTGCCCTCGGCTTTGGCGTCCGCCTCGGCTTTCGCTTTGGCATCGGCTTTGGGTTCCTTTGCAGTTGTCGCCGGGATAACGCCCGCCGCTTTCAATTCTGCCAAAATCTCGGCTTTCAATGCTGCCTTTTCCTCGGCACGGGCTTTGGCGTCCGCCTCGGCTTTCGCTTTGGCATCGGCTTTGGCTTTTTCCTCGGCGGCTTTGGCTTTTTCTGCCTTTGCCTTTTCGTCCGCCTCGGCTTTCGCTTTCATGTACTCGTTGGGGTCGTGCAATACGGTAATCGTGTAACCCTGTTTTTTCAGATTGTCGGCAATGCTATTTTCATAACCCTTTTTACCGAACTTCTGAATACGGGGAATTGATAACCGTTTGCCCGTTTCGCTGTCGAATTTCTTAATTTCGATAACGCAATGATACAAATGTTTCTCATTGTCCGGGACAATGTAGTTTTCGGGCGTAACGTCGATAATCGCAACGTCTTTAGTTTTGCCCTCGCTTACTTTCACTCGCATAATCGTTAAATTTATTTGTTATAAAATTTATCTTAGAGTTGAACGGCATATTATACCCAAACTCTAACACGTTCAAATATTCACGTTCAAATCTGCGTACAAAGTTAGCAAAATTCAACTTTATACGCATATCGTTTTCGCTGATAATCTGTTTGTCGTACAAATCCAATACCTCGTTACGGGTCAAATGTCGGTACGGTTCCAATTCCGCCAACGTCAACATACGTTGCAATTGGGTTGGATTGTTCCGGTATTCCGTTTCGATAATTTGGTTTTGTAGGGCGTCTAATTCCGCCTCGCTTGCGCCGCTTTCCTTTGCCACTTTGTAACGTTCCCGTAACTCCGTTGCGTTGGATAAATAGAACTCCGTGCCGTAATTGACTTTTGCAGAAACGAACAAACCGCCATACCTCAAACGGCAAACGGTTTCATCGACGAATTGTTGCGCCGCCTCAAATCCTTTCTTTACTCGGTTTAATACCGTGCTTTGGCTCTCAAAATTCGCCTGTATTTGTTGCTCGTTCAATGCGTCCCGTGTGGTTATTTCCTCGTTGGTTCCAACAACCGACGTAATAATGTCATTCTTTAGGCGGTTTTCTTCCTCAACGTTATAATCCAAACTCCCACGGTCAACGGTCAACATTTGAACCGGGTTACGCAAATCGGGTTGTTTGTCCCCGTCCGGTATTGGTATTTCCACAAAGGAACCAACGCCGTTAATACGACTATCGCCGCATTTGGGGCAACGCATCAATAACCCGGCGGCGTCCAACTTGTAAAACCCTTGTTTGTCTTTCAAAAACCCACCGTCGCAATAATCGCCATTTTCGCCGTTACTGAAATCGCAACTTTGTTCATACCCGGAATAAATCGGATATGCGCCGTATAGGTCTAAATGTCGTTTACTGATATGGTAAAACAAAAACCAATCCAACGCCTCCAATTGTTTTGTTAGCGGGGATTGCTTAATGTCGGGTTCTGCAAGGCTCAACGGTTCATTCCAAAAGAAACGGGCGGGACAATAACCGACGTCGTGCGGGTTATCAACTAACAATTCGCCGATATTATGGTTTTTGTCCTCTCTGAAAACTCTATAACGTTCGTCGTCAATAACTGCGATACGTTCGCCGTCCTGTCGAAATATGATATAATCCATTACCCCGGTCGTATCGTTCGCCCTGTAATCAATTACGGACGCAATAGGCAACCAATAAAAATACGGTTGGGGGTATTTATCGCCGGGGCTTTGTTCGCTCGGCATATCGACAATAAGAACGCTATTTATTTCGGTTTGGAAAAACTCCCATCCTTTTGTACTCCAAATTTCCGGTTCGTGTAATACGTCTTGGCGGTAATACTCCCAATCGTCCCTTTGTTCCGGGTTTTGGAACTGATAATTGAACGCCGGGTTACGACCGTCAAAAATCCGGCTCAACTTATCAAAACAAACGCCCGTTACCTCGTTTGTTTTAACGGGGTAACGGAACAATGTTTTGAACATCTTAAATTTGTCATGCGGCAATAGGTTAGAAACAAATGCCATAAAATCCGTAATCGGTTGGCAAATGTCAAACGACGTTATACGGGTGCGGGCGTGAAAATTAATGCGCTGTTGATGATAAACGGCTTTGTTTATCGTCTTACGCTTTTTCGGCTCCGTTATCCGTTTTTTTATTTCGTCTATACTCAATCCCATTGTCGTTGGTAAATTTAAAATCGCTGTCTTTAGGTAACTGCCAACCGCCGTTGTTTGGCATCCTCAACAACCTTTCGGCGTGCTTAATCTCCAATTCCTCGGTTAAACCATGCGGCGGACAAACTAATTTAACCTTTGTAACCTTTGCCGCCATATCGTCAACCGTTTGCGGGTTTCAAATCGGTTAGCGGGTTGAAATCCGGGGCTACAATTGTGAGGTCGTCCGAATAGTTCGGTAAAAACGCCCATTGTATTGTGTTGCTGTCCGGGGCTTCCAATCCGCCATGCGTTTTGTCGCCAATGAACAAAGAACGAATTGGAATAGGATAATACGTTGTCGGGGTCGTTTCGTCTTGAATAGCTTCAATACTTCCGTTTTCATCAAACAGATAGACGCCCAAATTGTCCGCCCAACTTTCGCATTGCAATTCTTTCATTGCCTTAATTACTGATTGGGGGATTTTACGCATTACGCCCGTGAACGGGTTCGGTTCACGCCCTATAATTTCCTCAACGCCTCCCAATGTTTCGTTACCACCTCCAAAGGTTCGGGCGGCTCCGGCTTCGTTGGTCGGGGCTTGGATATACGGGGAAACAACAATTTTTGTGCTATCAGCCGCCGACAATAACGGCGTCCATGATGCAAGCAAAGTAATTGCCTTTTCCGTGGTAAAACGGTTTTTGCTTCCATCGTCTTTGGTTAGACGTTGAAACGCTACCTTTTGGATTTGCCCGAAACTTTCGGCGCATTTTACGGCGGGAATATCGGGCAATGAAGCCGCCGCCGGACACTTACAAGTAATCATACTCTTTAAATTTTAACGTTAAAAATTACATTTGTTACCTCGTTGGGCTGTCCCTTTGCCCTCTGTATTACTTCTACGTTGCAAAGTTATAAACTTTTTCCGTTATAAACTTGCATATCTCAATTAAATTGTTAGTTACGACGTTTAACGCCCCGGTTGGCGTGTGCGTATGGTTGTATATTGCCGTCGGCAATCTCTTTTTCGTAAATCCCGGTTAATCCATCCTCCGGGTCGTCGTGCGTGTTCGCATCGAAATTGCGCAAAAAGGTTGTAACATGGTCGTAAATCGCTTTGTACCGGGTTTCCCAACCGAACGGCATAATAATACTTTGATTTACCATTGCGGACGCCGTAATTATCCGGCTTTCCTTATTGCCGCCTTGATAAAACGGGTCTGTCATTGCCCGCATTTTCTTTTTAATAACCTTTTCATAACCCGCACCGCCGTTGTTGCTCTCAACCCAGACTTTTTGCGTGCCGTTCCTGTTAATCATTGCCGGAACGGTTACGGTTGTAACGTCCGTATTTTCGTCCGTCATTTCCATATCCGTAATTAAAGCAAATAACAACGGTTCCATACGCTTTGTTTTCTCGTTGAAAATCATGTTGTCCGATTTATAAACGTCATACGTGGCGGCAAACAAAAGGTCGTCCCCCTCATCAGCAACATCTATGTATGCGCCGGAACGTATATACGTGCCGTAATCGGATTTTTCAACCCATGTTTTGAACGGTTGATATAATCGACCCTCGGCGGAACCGGGGTTGCCTTGATAGAGGCATTGAAATTGTACCGGGTCTAATGCTTTTTGCGCTTCCAACTTTTGCTTACTGTGTCGGCTTTCCCATAATGCCGCCCCCGGTTCCCGTGGGTCTATCTCGGTCGGTTCCCCGGTTTTCAATCCCTCAAAATTTATGCGCACCCACGCCCCCGGCGTTACGTTCTCTAAATCCGCCCAACACTTAACATCAATAATCGTTTCGCCGCTCTTTTCAATGCGCCCTATCAAATCGTCGTCGTGCCAACGGGTAAATACAATCAATTCTTGACTATCGTTGTGTAAACGGGTGCGCACAACGGTCGTGTACCATTTCCACGCCGCCGCCCGTACTATCGGGCTGTTACCCTCGGCGTAATCCTTATACACGTCGTCCAATATCGAAACGTCCACGGTTTTAGACGTCAGCGAACCGCCACGACCGACGACACGCAACGACCCCTTACGCCCGACCATTTCGATAACATCGGAATTGCGCAAATAGGTATTAGCCATTGTTACGACGTTCGACCCATTTAAGTACGTGCCGGGGAATAATTCACGATACCGGGGCGTGTCGATTATTCGTTGAACGTCCCGGTTAAAATCCCGTGCGATTGTCGCCGCATACGAACCGATACATATTTTGCGGTCGGGGTCTAACCCCAACATAAATGCGGGTAATTTACGGCTCGACCCCTCCGATTTGCCATGTTGGGGCGGTTGTTGTACAATCATCTTTCGTATTTTGCCGTGTGCGAACATATCCAACAACGTATAATAAACGACGTGGAACGGCTCTAATACTAAATCCGGTTGCATATACCGGGCAAAGTTGATAAGGCGTTTACGGGCGGCGGCTTTAACAAGCAAATCCGGTTGTTGCCGGATTGCGTCGTACATCTGCAATAATTGTTCGTTGTTCATTGCTTTGCTCCTTTCTCCCATTTAGAACACGCCCGGCGACCTCGGACAATGTAATATTGATAATGCGGGCAACGTAAACAAATCGGGTTCCCGTTCAAATCCCGGTGTCTATGGTCGTCCGTTATCCATTCGGAAAAACGGCACGTATCGCAAATTTCGGTCGTCCATTCCGGTTGCTTGGTTCCCGGACGGGGTGCGGTTACTCTCTTTGCCATTATTGCGCCCCTCCTTTCTCGGCTAATGCCTTTTGGTATTCGGCGGATTGTAATTTGTCCGCCAATGCAAACAATAAATCGTCCGGGATTGCTTTAACGTCGTATTTCGGTTTATCGTCGTCCGTCCCGGCGTTGTATCCGGGTATCTCGATTTTAACGGGTGCATCAAATCCCAACATCTTTGCCCGGCGTTGTTGAATGTTCAACAACAAATCCAAAAAACGGGGATTGCCCGCCGACGTTTCAACGGTCGTTTCGTCATACCCGTAATATTCCGGGTCGCCGTCGGTCGCATCCGTTTTGATAGGACGCCCCCGGTTGGTTTTCTCTTTGGTGCGCATCTTTCCGGTTTTCGACGCCTCCCACGCCTCCCACGCTTGTTGCTCCATTTTATCCAACTTGCGCAATTCCTGCGTAACATATTCGTCGATTGTTTCCAACCGTTCCCGCTTCCATTCGATAAGGCATTGTTGCAAATCGTAATAAACCATTTGAAAGGTTATTGTATAACCCATTCCACGGGCGGACAAATCCCGGTTCAATGCGTCCGCAATTTCCCGGTACGAATAACCACGCAAAAATAAATCGGCACAAAACCGAATGTCATAAATTCGTTGTTCCTCGGAACGTTTGTTGTATCCTAATGGCTTCTTTCTCTTTTTCATCGTCAAACCTCCTTAATCGTCAAATCGTATTCCCACACATACCCGCCCGCCGTTTTATACACTCCTTTACAACATCGGGTAATTGTTATATTTTTTATTCCCGTTTTTCTTTCCGCTTCTCTTATAGATTTATACCGGGCAATTTCGTTTCCGGCTTTTGAACGTTGTATTACAGGTTTGGCAATTTTGTTATGTTTGCCGTTATATGTATTGTTATACTGATTATCGCACCATTCCAAATTATCGGCATTATTATTAAACTTGTTTTCGTCCTTATGATTTATTTGTTTCCGGTTATTTAGATTTTGAACAAATGCCATTGCAACCAATCTATGAACCAACAACGCATTTGGTTTACCGGACTTCGATAACCTTACTTGCAAATAACCTTTTCCGCTTACAGTTGGTTTTAGCAACTTGGGTTTTCCTGTCCTCCCATAATTGAGGCTTTTTACATTACCATAATTGGATATTTGGTAATTCTCAAAACCGGGTATATCTTTCCAAACTTCCATATCTTTTTTTTGCAAAGGTACCAAATGTTTTTCGATTGCAAGTTATTTGCACGGAATTTCCATTTTAAGAGGCTTTATTGTCTTATCCGATACTTTGTATATCTCGGCGGTTATCTTTTAACCACGGGGCAAATTTACGGCTTTTTCGCCGCATTGCCAACCGTTTGTTCTCCATCACATATAAACGGCAAAACCCCGGCTTTGTTTCCGGGGCTGATTGCCTAATTGCTTATGCCTATTTCGTACCTCCCATTTGAGCAACGAAAATAATGTTGCGTTCCACGGGGGTTGCTGTATTCCGTTCCCCCTTTCATTTCCTTTATTGCCAAACATACCGGGGCGGGCTTTCCATTTACCGGAAATTCCGGGTTAAAATATCGACACGTTCCGCATATCTTTTCGGGGCGTCGATTATCCGGGGCGCATCCGGTCGGCATATTGGGAATTTCCGACGAACATTTATTTTTCATTGTGTTTGCCTCCTTTCATTACTCTTTAATTTTTAGGTTTATACTCTTGGCAACGATACATTCCGCATGATTGTTCAGATTTGAACGCCTCGCAATAACCGTTCCCGTTGACGTCCTCATACATGAAATTGGAACAATCGCCGCAACCTTTGTTCGGTTCGTGCGGGTGTGTCCGTTTATAATTTGGGTCGGTTTGGCGTCCTTTTACTTTGTCGTATGCCATTTCCAACAAATCCCGTTGCGATATGCCTAATATTACGGCGGAATGAAATACGACGGCGTTAAGGTCTGCCAATTCATCAATTACGGCGTTCATGCGTCCGGGGTCGTCAAATTCGGGCAATGCGTGTTTTACCGCCGCTTTGTACTCGTTAAATTCTTCCTCCATTTTCCGGCAACGGGACGCAATGTTTGTTCCGAACAACTCATTAAACAGATTGGCAATTTGAGCAACAACCGGACGGGCGGGTTGCTCCGTGTAATTCTCGGCGGGGGTTCCTTTTGGTTCAAATTCCCGTTTAAAATCCTTTTCCGGGCGTGCGGTAAATCGTCCGTTCAATTCCCGGATAATGTACCAACTTTCCGGCACGTCAACGAATATGCCGTTGCCATCGGGAAAAGAAAACATTGCTTTGCCGTCCGGGGTTCGGGGCGTTACAACGGTTCCCCCTCCGGTAAACCTCAACACGTCGTCCACGTTGTCCCGGCGAAATTGGATTGCGTCCACCTCTAACAAGGTGCGACAATACCGGGTTCCCGCCGTGGCGTCCGGGTCGGTTAATCGGGTGCGCATTTCCTCCGGGTATTCCTCCGGGTCGTACTTCATATAAACCGATTGCCTACCATCGGCGTAAAAGAACTCAATAAAACGGTCGCCCAATCGTCCCCGGATTGCTTGTTTTAGTGCCTCAATCCTTTGCGCCTCCGGGGTATCGTTTCCCTCGCTACCATTTTGCGCCCAACTCAAACGTATTGAAGTATCAGACGCCGTAACCTCAATTTCTTGTTTTGTTATGTCCTCAATCATTGCGCACATATCGCAATCAAAGGGGCTTAATACTTGTTTGTTCATCGCTCTAAAAATTTATTTGTTATTACTATCCGGGGCGGCTTCAACCTTAACCCCGGCAATTGTTCCGTTATAATTAAATTCCAATGTTTCGACGCCCTTAAATCCCCCGACGATACGCAACAAACGCCAATAAATCGTTTTCCGGTCGCTCCTATGGAATTTATCGCATTGCCTACCAATTCCGGGGCAATCTTCCCTTTTGATTTTGCAGCGAACGCAACGTTGCGCAAACATTGTGGAATTGTTGTTGGCTAATCGTGCATCCGCCGCCGTCCATATCTCGGCAATCAATACCATACCCCGGTAAACGCAACGTTCGCCGGGGCGGTATTCTCTGTTTGGGTCGAACGGTTCGGGTTGCTTTACTCTCATTCTTTGCCCGCTTCGTTTACATAGTCAAACAATGCGTCCAAATCTTCCTTTGCGCCTTTTACGCAAATTCGTACCCTATCGCCGCCCGCTAATGCGGTTTCGACAATCTCACAATTATACCGGGGGGCGTTTATCTGTATCATTGCCGCCGTGGTATTCGTTACAAACTCGTTTCTTTCTTCCATGCTCTCGGATTTTTGTAGTAAATAAAATGTTTCCGTTGGTTCGTTCTCGCTTTGACACGCCCCCAACAAAAGCGTTGCCAAAGATAACAATAAAATCTTTGCTTTCATCGTTTTACCTTTCTTTTAATCCATATAAACCGTATGCCAATGCCGACAAACAATATTTTCGCCTCAATGTCAACGTAACGGTCGTAACCGTTGACCGCATCCACGGACACGCCGGGAACAACAAACCAACTCTTATATTTCCAATATTCCCGGACGTACACGCAAACGCCAACCCGTCCGATATGAACCCCAATTTGCGCCGTATGAACGTCGCCATTGTTCGGGATAATTCCGATTTGCTTTTTACTCATTGTCTTTTCTGTTTAATAATTCGTAACTCTCTTTGTCAACTACCAACGCCCGTGGGTATTCGGTTATTACTCCCTTTGTGTACACTAAATTGTAAATACCCAATTGCCCCTTAATTGGAAACTCAACAACCCGGCGGGGGTTCCGAATCATCCAACCGAACCCCTTTGTTATTGACTTACGTTTTTCGGGCGGTATGCGGGTATTTTCCCAATCTTCGGGGGTGAAATCGGCGACGGGCTTAACGTCGTACAACTCAACCAATCCCAACGTTACCCCGTTTTCATATCCCGGAATTACGGGATTAGCGGACGAACAAACCATTAAATCGCCCCGGTACGGCGTGTTTTTACTGCGTACCTCAATACACTTTTCGCCGTAAACAATCCCGTTATCCTCATACGCCGCCGTTACCAACTGCGTTGCATACGGGTTTTTAACGGTTAATGCACGCCAACGGTCGTGCAATTTCGGTTTATAATCTTTGTTATTATACTGCATAATCATTTGTTATTATCGGGTTCGTTTTCGCTTTCGTCGTTCGGTTCCGGGTAATTGATAAATCCAATTTGCCGGACGCTTTGGATTGGCTCGTAAATGATAACGGCAACATCGCCGTCCGTCCTTATGCCAACTAATCGACAATCGGCGGGAACTTCAACCCTTATTTCACTTCTTTTCATTGAATAAATCCCAATTTGCCGGGACACAATAACCGGGCAATGTTTCCCGCTCAATCCCGGACGCCTTTATAAAACTATCTTTCCAATATATCCGGGGCGTTTTGTCCGGGTACGCCTCCCAATAGTCGAACACGTCGTTGTAAAACGTCAATGTTTCCCGCTTGGTATATCTACAACCGCTTTGCAACCCTATCTTAAACAAATCAACAAACGGGTACGACAAAGCAATTACAGAAAACGCCCGGTCAAACATTCCCACGGGGATTGGTTCAACGCTTGCAAAGGTACGGAACCCGTGGCGTTTCGCCCGTGCCAATGCGTTTATACGCATCCGGTTTGGGCTTGCTTTTGGCTCTAATTCGTCGCACCCGGTCAACGTGGAACCAATGGCAATGCGGGATTTATCCCAACCCTCGGACGCCTCGGCAAAGTCGATTAAAATATTGATACCCTCGGCGCATTTGCTCAACACTTTAACCGGGACGCCGTGGCGTTGACAAACGCCGATTGCTTGGCGGGTCAACCTTTGCGTTTCCGGCAATAACGGGTCGGTCGTAAACGAAAAGAATAACCCGGTTTTTTGCAATTCGTCCTTATGCTTCAACAACTCATTCGTAAATATATCCAATGCGTATGGATATTCCCGTAATGCCTTTTTCAATTCCGGGGTATTGCCGCCCAACACTTTTGCGCCCCACCCTTTGCGCAAATAACAATACGTGCATCCGTTGGAACAACCAACGTAAAAATTGGCGGCGTTCTCGGCATATTCCCCGGCTTTTCCTTTTGGGCTGTAAATAACCCGTCCGTTTATCGCTCCCATAACTCAAACAGATTAAAACGGTAAATCGTCCGACGGTTCCGGGGCGGGTGCGGGCGGTGCGGTTGGCGGGGCTTGCGTTCCGGCTCCGGTTGTTTTCGGGGTCAACATTTCCATATCGGTTGCGACAATCTCGGTAATGTATCGTTTCATGCCTTGCGCATCGTCATAACTCCGGGTTCTTAATTCTCCCTCAATATAAAGTTTATCGCCCTTTTTAACGTACTGATTGGCAACTTTCGCTAAACCGTTTTGCAATACTATGTTATGCCATTCGGTACGCTCCGGGATTTGTCGCCCGTCCTTTGTGGTAAAACCTCGTTTCGTTGTCGCCAAAGTGATTGTTGCAACGCAACCGCCGTTGTCGAACTCTTTAAAATCGGGGGCTTTGCCCGTATTTCCCAATAATGTAACCTTGTTTACACTCATAATTATTTGAATTTAATACCATCCAACAAATACAATTTCTTATTATCAGACCAACCCGCCGCCATGTTTAAGGCTTTCCGGTCGTCGTCGTGTACAAACTCGCAATACCATGAATTGCCGCCAACGTTCGCTTTTTCTTTCAGTCGTACCAATTTACCAACAATATAACGGGCAAATTTGGCGTACCCGCTAACCTCGGATATATGAATAATGCGACGTTCGGCGTTTATTTTTGGCAATTCTTCGATTTGCGGGCGTTTTTCCTCGGCGGGGTATCTTTGTACCCTCTGAAAGTCTTTTTTGATTGACAACCGGGAAATTGCCCCAAAATCGGGGGTTCTCTTTTTTGTTCTCATTAACTTAACCTTAATTGTTGATATTCGGATTTAAGTAACTCAATCAACCGCATATTTGCCGGGTAAATTCTCATTCGTTCCCGGTCGCCATTCTCCCAACGGTTATGGCTTTCAAAACAAAGGATATTGATATTGCGGGGGTCGTGCGCTATTTCCGGGTGCGCCCCACGGGTCAAAATGTGGGAACAATAGACGGCGGAATAATTCGCCAATGGCTTTAATGTTTCCTCGCATCGGTGCGGCTTATGCTCCCAAACCCAACGGAAAAACCGTTCATTTGCCGCCATGATATTTGCACCACGCCCGAAAACACAATGTCCGAACAATTCCCGTTGTATCTCAACCCTCAAACGAATATCCATGCGGAAATTACGCAAATCTAAAAGGGGATTATACCCCCTTTGGATGCAATAATTGTATTCGTCCCGGTCTGTTAGCAAATACGGTTCCATTGCCTTACATATCCCCGGTTTCGTCGTTTTCCTCGTTTTCGTCCGCCGGGTCGCCGACCTCCGGGAACAATCCGCCCTCCTTTTCCGGTTCTGCGACCAAACCCGGTGCGGGTTCGCCGTCAGCCCCGAACAATTCCAATTGCGCCTTTTTGCCTTTGAACAAAAATTCGTAAACCTCGTTTTCAATGTCCGCAACGATTTCTTCCAATTCCTCCTCAAAACCGAACGTTTCGGTATTGAATTTCAGACGGGGCGAATTTATCGCCGTCTTTTGGTTGTTGGATACCGTGAACAATCCCGTAAGGACGACCCCAACGTTATCGTCTTGACCGGAATAGGACACGCCCCGAACCTCAATGTTTTTCAACATTTCGTCGGCGAAATTGCGGGCGACCTTCTTTTGGTTCTTGTTCGCCTTAAAATCGTCGGTTTCGACCATTGACAAAAAGGACGTGATATTGAAAATACGTCCCATGATTGGGCGCAAACGGTCGAAACAATCCCGCAAATCCGGGTGTATGTCCTTTGCACTTTCGACGTGGTATTTGTTCGTGTAACTCTCATTACCGATTGTTTCGGTAACTTCATAATGTACGTCTAACCCGCCGTCCTTTAATGTCTTGACTTTCGACAATGCAAACGCCTTTTCGCTTGGTATCAACATAACGTTTGCGGCTTTTTTTTCTTCGCTCATTTTTTAATTATTTGATTGTTACCGGGAATACGCCCGGAACGGTTTTATAACTTAAAATTCTGTTTCGTCCAATAATTCCCGTGTCTTACTATTCGACGGAACCGCCGGGCGTTCCGGTTCCGGGGTTGGTTCCGGGACGGGTTCCCCGGTTCCGATTGGTTCCGTTACCGGGTTGGGGTCGTGGAACTCAATATTGCGCCCGCCTTTGGGCTTTTCCGGCTCAAATTTCGCTTTGAGTTGTTCCGCCGGGTATTCCTTTCGCTTCAACTCGATAATCCCCAATTCGACCAATTCCGGGACGCATCGGCGTAATGCCTTAACGTCCTGTAATGCGTCGTGCGCCGGGAATGTTTCGCCGGGGAACAACTTTGCAAATAATTCCTCCAATTTGGGGAATTTTCCCGGTTTGCCATTCTGATACAATGCGCCGACAAATTTAATAGTTTTCATCATTGTATCAATGCGCTTTCCCTTGTGCAATGCGTCCTCGGCTTTGGCGTCGTAATACTCTTTGCCGCAATAACGCAAAATGTTCGCTTTCAACATCGACGTATCGAAATAAATGTTGTGCGCACATACAAGCGGGGCGGCGGCGGCATCCGCCAAAAATTCGTCGATAACCTCGGCAAACGGTACGCCATCGGCAATTGCCCGTTCGGTCGTTATCCCGTGTATTGCGGTTGTTTCCGGCGGTATCTCGTAATTGTCCGGCTTAATTATAAAACTGCGTTCTTTGTCGCCGAACGCCCACGCCAATTGTACAACGTGCGGGAATTGGTTAAAATCCGCATCCCATTTCAAACCCTTTGCGGGTACTCCTGTTGTTTCGCAATCGAAAAAACAAATATCTTTTAATTCAAATTTCATGCTCTCGTTACTTTTTTTATTCGTTAAATAATCGTTTTTGCCCGTCGTCGTTGGGCGTTTGCTCAACATATTTTGCCCGTGTAATCCAAACGCACCCGCAACGCAAACACTTTATCCGGCTGTAATGCTTTGGCGTGTATTCGTGGCGAATAATCCGCCAACCCGCCAACGGGTAATTCTTACGTTTTCCGTTACACTTGCAAAACATATCATTTATATTTCCATTTAAAACCAAATGCTGTTTTCAAAACGCCATTACAACAATTACTTATAGAACTACGTCTAAAACCTAAACTTCTTTCAACTTCCATTGCTGTAACCCATTCTTTTATAAAGTTACCCGATAAATCAAATTGCAAAACTGCCTTGCCTCCTTTATTTAGTTTTTTACCAATATACGTATTGGGGGCTTTTAAATTATTGCTATTTTGTTTTGCTGTTACCCATCGTAAATTACTGACTTTATTATTAATTTTATTACCATCAATATGGTCTACTTCCGGCATATTATTTGGGTTAGGAATAAATAATAATGCTACAATTCTATGTATTACAACATTTTCTTTTTCCCCATTTTTACATAATGATACAAACAAATAACCACGCCTTAATGATTGTTTCAAAATACGTTCTTTTCGTATTCTTATTTTATTACCGCATTTTTCTAATCTTTTAATAGACCTAATTTGCCCGTAATTACTAACCTCATACAACCCTTCATATCCGGGTATTTCTTTCCATATTTCATTTTCCATAATCAAATTTCATTTGGGTCTGCAATATACAAACAATATTCTTCACTTGCAAGCTGTTTTAAAAATTCGATATGTTCTATTAATTCAGCATTGCTCAACTCTGCAATTGTCCGCAACCGAGTTTCATATTTCCCGGTATTAATATCCGGGGTTTGCTCATACATAACCGGGGACAACTCACGCAAACGGCGTTCCGTCTGTTCCTCTGTCAGACGCTCGCCCGCCTCCCAAATTCCGGTTCTGAATGTTGGTACAACGTAATTGAAATAATACCCTTTCAAAGCCTCGGACGAACCGGGGGACGCAACAATAAACCGGGCAATTATCCGGGAACCTTTCCAACCCTTGAAAAACTCGTTTAATTCCCCCATGTACATTGCCAACCCACCGTTATTGTTTATTGTTCCCGTCGCTGTTATTTCTCGCTTTTTCATCGGCTATTAATTTTTGCATTGTGTTACTAAATGCCATCATTCCTAAAGTATGAATAACGCCCCGTTCCATGCTTGACAATCGGGTTTCCCGTTTATCCATAATCTTTGCGAACGTAACTACAAATTCGCCCGGCTCCAACAATCCGGCGGCGTGCAATTTGTCGATTGGGTGCGCTTGCAAACGTTCGCCCGGCTTCAACTCTTTACGGGCTTTTTCTCGCTTTTCCCATATATCCCGAATTTCGGCGGCGGCATTATCGTAAAATAATCGCATTTTCAAAACGTCCGCAATCGACAAATCAGCCACGGCGGTTGGTTGCTCTTTTTCCGGCTCCGGTTCCGCCGTAACGGGTGCAACCTTACCGTTGTTCACTCCATAACCAAATAACGCAAAATCGCCCTTTGTCGGGTCGTCCGGGAATATCTCGGCGAAACGGTCGGTTATCTCAATGGCTGTTTGCAAATCCGGCGTCCGGCGTTTTACAAGCCCCAACCGCAATGCCTGTTTATGTACGTGGGTATCTAATGGAATAATCAAATTACGGGGGTTGCAAATCGTCCACAAACCAAAATCAACCGGGGAACCGTGCCGACACATCCAACGCAAAAACATACATAAGCGTTTGCAACCGCTTTTCGTTTCCATATCCGGCACGCCCTTCACATCGCCGAAAAGACGTTGTAATTGCTCCAATGGACGCCCGCCCGGTTGCGCTTGCAATGCCTTTTCCATACTCTCAAATTTACTATATACGTCAAACAAGCGGGCGCAAAGGTCGTGAAAATCGGCGTATGTAAACGTTCTATAAAAATTCTCTTTACTGCCTTTGTATTGCTTCCATTCCGGGGCGGCTTCCTGCGTATCGGTTCCAACAATGTAATGATACGGCGCACCCTTGAAAATTTCCCGGTCGATAAAATCCGCCTTTTGGATTATCTGTTTGCGGGAACCCCACGCAATCCACGCCGTAACAAATGCGCTAATCTCAATATTTACCCGACTATCGTAACGGTGCGGGATTTGCACCGGGTCGGATTGGATAAACTCGGCGGTTTCGTATTGTTCCGCCCAACGTTTCAAATTATCATTCAATGTATATGCCATTGTTTTAGATTTTAAGGGGACGGAAAGCCCGCCCCCGGTTATTATTCGTTTTCCGTGTATTCCTCAACCACTAAATCAGTTTGTCCCCGCTTCACTTCCTCAATAAAGCCTTGAAAACCGTTTGCCTTTGCAATGTCTATAATTGCCTGTAAACGCTTTTCGCCCAAACTTTCGCCCCTTGCAATGCGGAACACCTTAACCGTCGGATTGCTTGCAATAATCAATTTGGCGGCAACCTCCATAATTTGACTATCTGAAACTTTCCCGGCTACGAATGGCACGCCGTTTAATTCTAACCCGTCGTCCGTAAATGAAAGCCCGGCAATAGGTAATTCGGACGTCGCAATAAGCGTTTCCCGTTCCTTTGCCAATGCGCCTAATTTGTCCTCAAACGTGCGGGCGGTTTTCTCGGCGGCTTCCTTTTGTTTCTTCTTTGCCATGTAATCCACAACCAACGCATTGATACGGTTGTGTTCCTCGGCTTTTTTCAGTTGTTCCGCCGTGTCTAATTGTTCCGGGTTGTTGGCTTCGTATTCCTCTAACCATTTGTCGGCATTCGCTTTGCGTTTCACAAACTCGGATTTGTCGTTTACAATAACTTGCAACGTTTCCTTATAATCGTTTTCAATGGCTTTTTTGTTGGCTTTCGCATCTTCTTTGGCTTTTTCCAACCGGGCATTTGCCTCGGCAATTATCCGGGCAACTTCTTTTTCCTCGGCGGCTAATTTGTCGTCGATTGCCTTAATATTACTTTTTCGGGTTTCTTCCGCCTCTTTAATTCGTCCGGGGATTGCCTCCAATTGTTCAATCCTTTGTTGCCGGGCTTGGCGTACCGTTTTCGCTTTCTCAATCAACCGGGCATTTTCGTTTTGCTCTTCCATCAACGCCGTAATGTCCTTTTTATCGGCATACGTTTTGACGTCGCCCGGCTTCAATTGCTTTTCAGCGTTGGCGCAAATGGTTGTGTACGTCTTAACCTCGGCGTTGGCGTCTTTTCGTTTGTCCTTAACGGTCATAACCTCGGCGTCAATTTCTGCAATCCGGGTGCGCACTTTTTCCGGCAATAAAGCCTTTACAACCTCAATTTGTTTGCGGCGTCCCTCGGCGGTTTCGCTCCAACGGGAAAACTCCACGGCGTCAAAGTCTTGGTAGCCGAAAATCTTTTGCAACATAGAAACGTTATCCGAACGCATCCCGGTTGTTTGGGATTTAATGGATAACGTCCCACGGGGGTTGGCTTTGGTAAACTTTAATTCGACCTCGTAATTTTCGCCGTCGTTACCTACAACCATTTTTGCAAACCCTTTGTCCTCTCCATTTTTCAACACGGCGTCCCGGTTCCCGGTCAACATTGCGCCGATTGCTTTTAAAAGGGTTGATTTGCCTAACTCATTGTCCCCGGTAATGAAATATACATTACCCTCAAAATCTGCGTTGAACTCTTTGATAACTTGAAAATTCAACAATTCCAATTTCTTAATATACATCGCTCTAATTGTTTATGCCGGGGTTTCCCCCGGCGGTTATTACTATCATTTCATTTTCCATTTTGATAATGTTTTAAAATTAGTAATTAATCTCCCCAAGACCAATCTTGGAGTAGTTCTTTAAAGTTTTCTATTATGTAATTTCCATCTTCTATTTCTTTTATTTTCAGAGATGTCCCGACATCAGCATAGGAACCGTCTAACCCATCGTTAGAATGCAAATAGAACAAACCCGCAGATTTATTATATCCACTTCTTCTATATAACCAAGAATAGATGTAATAATAATCGAACTTAGGTGTCCAAGGTTTATTATCATTACTAATGAAATTCAGAGCAGCTATAATTGTACTAAGCTGTTCATACAGATTCAAATGCTTATCTTTATAAGTTCTAGGCTTTCTACCTATTACTTTACAAGCATCTTTGTAAGATTTAATTTCTTCTCTTTTCATACTTTCATTGATTAAAATATATCTGCTTTTTCTTACCAATGGTATCTCCTATAGAATAGTTATACCATAATCCAGAAGGAACAACTACATTAGTAATTCGATATCTAATATCTTGAGTATAAGGATTTTTAATAGTAAGTATATAGTCACTTGTACTATTATCTTTTCTCACTATTATACAATTCTTATAATTGTCTAAAAACTCTGTAGCTGTGTTAACACGTGCAACAGATTTGTTGTTAATCTCATTCGTTGGTGTATCATGGTTTGCACCTTGTTAAGCGCATCCCGGTTGGCGTCAACCTCTGACCGGGTACAATCAGCAATGAAATTTTCCAAACTCTTATATAAGTCGTTTAATTCCTTTGCCGTCATTGCGTGCCGAACGGCTCCCAATTCGTCTTTATCCATTTTTGCAAACTCTTTTAAGCGTTTCTAAATCCCGGCGTTTGGGTTCGTCGGCGTTCTTTGTCGCATCAATCAACGGCATATCATTTGTTTTTGCCGTCCATTGTTTCCCGGTAACGGGGGACGTGTAGGTTACTTTGTAATGTCCGTACCCGGCAAATTCAAACCGGAAATCGCTAATTGTTGTTTTCGCTCTCATATCTTTTAATTTTAGAGTTACCGGGAAAACGCCCGGTCGTGTTATTATCATGCCGCAAATATACGTATAGTTTTTATATTACCAAAACTTTTATCTTTTATTTTCGGCTATTTTTTTATTTTCCGCAATAATCGCCCCAAAATAACGCATTTACCCACGCCGTCAAACTCAACTAACATATTGCCGTTGCGCCCTCTTATACATTTACCATCAGAACGACGAACCGCCCGGCACGGCATACGTCGCAATTCCGGGCGGGTCAATCGGTCTCCTAAATAGATATAATCCATTTCGTCCATATCAAAACAATTTCATTTGTGTATCGGTCAATACAGCAACGACCGCATCAACTTTGCGTTCCCAACTTTCCAACGTTGCCAATTTTTCCGGGGTTGGGTTCCGTTGGCAACGTCGTTGGTTGTGCCGCATCTGTTTTACCATTTCCGCCAAATCTTTTGCCGTTATTTTTTCGGGATTTTCGATTTGCGGGGCTTTTGTTTCGTCTGCCATATAAGCAACCATTTGAATAATTAAACGTCCCTACGGGCTTAAAATAAACGGTTGTGCATTTGTTGGGGCAAATTTTCCAAAACCCAACGGGGATTGTTTTGTAAAATGAACCGTCCAAAGTGCATTATTAACGTTGCGTCCGCATTCCACAACGCCGGGGTAATTTCCGGGTATAATTTCCCGGCAATATCCCGGAACCGTCGTTTGCGGTCTGCCTTTTCCTCCTTTTTCCCTTTTACTTTGATACGCAATTTAAGGTCGTTTTGCCACTTCATAGCATTAACCAAAACAAATGGTATTTCGGCGACGGTTATAATAGCTTTCAAATGCTCAAAGTTTTGCAACATCTTTTGAATACGGTACAACTTACCCATGTTTGCCCCGGCATCCCCAACCGTTACGTCGTCCGGGCGAACGCTCAATTTTTCCAAAAAGATAATCGGTGTGCAAATCTCTTTGTAGTAATTGAATAAATCCCGAATATCGTTAATGTCTTTAGGCATCTTAATTGCCGTTGCGTTGTGGTTGGGTCGCCAAACCACGATACCCCCGTTGCTTCCGGGGTCTAAACCTATAATGCAATCTATTTTCATAACATCTTTTTTATTTGTTCAATCTTAATCAATCGTTCGTCATACGCTTGCTTTGCAGTTATAAAACCGCTCTTTCTGTATCGTATTCCGTCGATTTGAATTTCATAATTATATTTCCCGGTTTGTTTATGCCGTGTTACTCCCTTATATCCGGTTGTATTATCTCGGCGTATTCGCCTATTTCTATTATTTTCCGAATGAGTAACAAAACGGCAATTTTCCGGGCTATATATCCCGTCGTTATCTATCCGGTCGATTTCTAAACCGGGGTTATATCCATTTTCTAAAGCCCAATTTTTGAAAGCATCAAAACAAAACCATTCTTTACAAATAGTTATTCCACGACCTCCATAATTGTTATAATCCTTTCTTTTAATATTATAACAACGGGCTTTTATGCTTTCCCAAAGTCGGTACAACTTTGTTGCTGAAACTCTTTTTTTCATTTTTCAAACCTTAAATAATGATAGATATAAATTTCGTCCTTAATCATTTGGTCGAATGTTTGTTTAATCTCTTTGCGCCGGGCAACCTCAAAGGCTGTATAATCAATTTCCGGGCTTTTGGTTCCTTGTTTCCGAACATGGTAAACCGTAAATTCATTAACTAACCCACGGGCGGCACGTGCCAAAAATCGGTTATACGCTTCTTTCCGGTCGTCCTCGGTTTCTTTCACTTCATCCGCTAACCCAACGCCCAACAACCAATTATAAACAAACATTTCGTCGGTTAATCCAAACACTAAACGCCCGGTATATTTATAGCGCATAAAACACATTAAACAAGTCATAACCGATTGATTGCGATAATACCGGATTTGCTCCGGGCTTAACTCCTTTTTCGGTTCCGGCAATGCTGTATATGCTTTGCCGATAACTTGGTTTTGTTTCCGGCAATATGCGTTCAATACCTTTGCGAAATAATCGGCGTTGAATTGTTGGTAATGTTTCCGTTCGGCGTTGCCGTCCCTATCCTTTGGCAAATAGTCGTCTAATTCCCCGGTAATCAGCAATTCAAACGCTAATTTAACCTCGGATAATGTTAATTGCGAATAATAGCGTTTGAGCAAATCCAACAACCGGGTACAAATATACGTCCAATCGTCCCGGTTTTCCGTGGGAATGATAAACCCCACGTCCATTGCGATAAACCGGAACATTTGCCCGGTTTTGGCAATCAACGTTTCGTCGTCAATCTCGGCAATCTGTTTTTTTGTGGACGCCACGAAAATATACTTTTCAACCGGGGTTAATGCTTTTGCAACCTCCGGCAATTGTACCATTTTACGGCGAATCTCAATTGCTTTTATTCCGGGCTTTGGGTTGTATATTTCCAACGCCACATTTTGAACATTTGCTTTTTCCGGTAAATTTTCCATATTACAATTTACTTAACCATTGTTCATAAATATTATTTGCTACGTTTGCCATCATTACAGGCGGAACACTCATACCACATAAATAACCAATTTCCTTGTCATTCCCTTTATAATCCAAAGGGAATGAAGAAATTTTTATTATTTCGTTTCTACTTAAATACATTGGTTTTGTTTTTAATATCAAAGTCATGTGTTCTGCAGGTATTAATGTTGGTGCAACGCTTCTTTCATCAAAGAAATTAAAGTTATAAAAGCCTCGTTTATTGTATAATCTTTGATAAACATCACATAAACTTCTATCTTCAATTTTCTGATTATCCCATAAAAAACGTGTTTTTGAACCTTTTTTTATTTCTTTTCCGCCATAATCAACTATTTCTTTGAATAAAATAGGTTCCTCCTTAAAATTCATATCTATAAAAGGAACTAAATCAAATAAGTTTTTTTATGTAGAAACTTATTTCCTATATCTTTTCTTATACATAAGAAAAAAAGCCTCTCCCTATTTTGAGGAACTCCCATATCAGAGGCATTTAAAAGAAAATGTTGACAGTAATAACCAGCTAAATCAAATTCGTGATATATCTTTTTTACATAATTCTTGGCATTTCCTATCAATAAACCTTTTACGTTTTCTGATACTACAATTTTGGGTTTTAATTTTTTTGCCAAATCAATAAAATCAAAGAAAAGAGTATCTAAGACTTGTTTTTTTTGCCCCTCCCTAAAATTCTTTTCTACTCCCCATGAATCTTCACGGCTCCCGGAAATACTAAATGTAGAACATGGAGGCGAACCGTCTAATATATCCAAATTATACAATTCTTCCGGCAATTCATTAGATTTTACCATATCCCTTATATCACATACGTAATTGTATTTAGGATTATTATTTCTTACATAACATTCGTTCATTTTTGGGTCTATTTCATTACAGCCTATTACATCAAATCCCGTTAACTTATATCCCATCGTTGAACCTCCTCCACATGCAAAACATGAAAAAACTTTTCCTTTGTCTTTCGTGAAATTTGCATCTTTCAACGTCCAATTGTAACTAAATCTATGTCCTTTTCCCATAATCAAAAATCATCATTTAAATATTTGACTGCATCAGATACGTTTATCTTGGATTTGCTTTGTTGGAATTGCGGTTTCAAATGTAATTTGTTGCGTTCCACATCGCCACGGATAAAATTACGCACGGTCGCCAACCAACCGTTCTTTGTGCGTTTCATGTTTTTTTGGTCGCTCCAATCGGCGACGGCATGGAAATAATAAACCAAATCGACCTTTTCAAATTCCGGGGTTGCAAACTTACTTTCAAATTCGGAATAATCCACGCCAACGCCGTTTTCAAACTTAACCATCTTATAAACTTCGGAATTGCGGAACAATGTTTTTTTATCCTTTGGTTCCTCAACCTTTTGTTCTTCTGGGAATAATTCCCCGACAACATTGTTGTTGGGGGTATTCTCATTATCATTTATTGGATTATCTATATTATTACTATTATACCCTAAACTTTCGTTTATGGGTACCCCTAAACTTTCGTTTATGGGGGGCATCAACTTTTGTTTAGGGGTATCAACTCCGGTTAATATCCTTGCTGCCTTTTCGGTAAATGTTAGTAACTCGTAATTTTCACCAAAACAATACAGAGTTTTGTTATACAATTCGCAATTAGGATGTTTTTGTAAAATTCCGGCTTTAATCAAATTATCAATACGCTTTATCATGCCTTGACTTGTCTTTATATTCAATAACGGCATTGCTTCCAATATTAACTTGTGGGAAATCCAAAAATATATTCCCTCCGGGGTGTGCATCTTAACGCAACTTGCACAATTGGCGAAATCTTTTATAAAATCAAAAATCGCCAAATCTATTAAATCTAAATCCAAACCGCTATTAACGGCGGCATATTGGTTTATTAATATCGTGTATTTCATGATATTGATATTTTATAAACATCCGGTTCCGCTACGGGCTGAACTGATTTTATTAACAATCCTTTTTCGCATAACCATTTAAGGCAATCAATTACAGTGCTTTTATTTATCCCTAAACATTTGGATAAATATAAAATACCCTTTGAATACTCGCCATATCTAATACAATAGGCGTGTATCATTGCATACAACATTAACTTATTACCTTTCAAATGTAATTCGTTAATCCATTTGTTCTTTACAATAAAATCCATGATAAAATATAAAAGCCCGCAATCCGGGCTACCACACACCGGAAAACGGGCTTTACGCTAAATAAATTAGCAATACTTTGCAAACGGTGGTAGTCGTTTGTTTTATCGACGCAAATATAGCATTTTTTATTCATTATCCAATTGCTTTACAGGTTCCCACGCCTTACGTACTTTCAAAACATTGTCGGCACTCTCATTGGGAACCAACGACACGACGGGAAAACGGGAACGGTCGCCCGGTTTTTGGGTCGTGGCAAATTGTACATTCAAATCAAATATAATGCCTTTGCAAAATCCCCGTTCCGCTAACATACCGTCGAACGTTTCCCGAATTTGCGGAATTGTGGACGCCGTGCCTTTTGTGGCGAATTGCCAAACCCCGGCAACCCCACGAACCAAAGGAACAATAAAGTTTAGCGTTAATGTAACCTCCCAACCGTCGCAATCCGGTTGGCGGCTCTTTTTATTCGGGTAACGCTTCGTTATTGACTGCATTAAATTTGGGTACTTTTCCGTTGTCAACGTTTCGTATTTCTTTCCGTCCCATACTTGGAACGTATCGCCATCGCCCGCCGCAATCAATCGCCCGTCGTCGTCCCGGTATTCGTAACGCTCGTTACATACTTTTGCCGGGTCGTCGTCCGGGAAAACAATTTGTATTGTTTGCGGCTTTTCGCCGTATGCTTGCGTAAATAATCCGGCATACTTTCCCGTTGGTATGAAGTAATCAACGCTTTGCGGATAACCGTTTGCGTTTTTCATACCGATTTTTATTTGACCGACACGGGGCAAAATCAAACGGGATTGTTGCGCCTCCGGTCGTTTTATTCTTCCTTTCATATCTCAATCAAATTTCGGGGTCGTCGTTCAACATCTTTTTCCTACTCTCATTTTTGGGCTTTTTAGGCTCGTTTGCGGGCTTTACTTTCTTTTCCGTGGTATTACCCCGCTTTGCGGTCGTTTTGCCCGTGGTGGCTTTCTTTTCCGCCTCCTTTGCCTTTTTGGGCGCACGTTTAACAATGGTTGTTTTCTTTGGCTCCTTTTCCGGTTCCGGTGCGTCCGCCTTGACTTTCTCGGCGGCGTCCGTGTTTTCGTCCGGGGTTGCCTCCTTTGGGACTTTCGTTTTAATCAATTCCGCCAACGATAAGGATATTACGTTTTGCGTCAAATCGGGTGCATTATCCAATAAAACCATACCATTAACCGACGTAAACGTATTATCTTTCTTTTCGTCCTCAATGGCTGCAATTTCTAACAGATACGGGATTTTCCGTATATTGGGGCTATCCGTTTGTTCTTTCAAATTGTACGACGGACGTTTGCGCCAATCTTTCGGGCTGAAATTGAAAATACGGGTAACGGGGAATTGTTCAAAATTGACGTTCCACATATCCCGGTACATCCCTAATTGTATTTCGCTTTCCTCGTAAAATCCTTTGCGTCCGCTCTTAAAATCGACGATTGCGTTAATACGTTCGTCGCCGCCTATCTTTGCCAACATGGTACACGGGCAATCAATCATTCCGGCATACTTGTAATATGGATGCACTAAAGCAATTTCAACAGCCAACGGGCGCACGTCGTAATCTAATACGAATTGAGCAAACGCCAATACGTCCTTTTTCAAATCGTCGGCATAATATATAAAATCGTCCGGCAATCGGTAAACCTCAATATATTCTTTTAGTTTGCCTTTTAACCCGTCCAAATCATAAGCCCGGTTAATTAATAATTCCTCAAATGCGGCGTGCATAAACGTGCCATACGCCGCCCGTTCGCCTTTGTATCGTTCCGCTTCCTCAATGCCTTTGTTGGCAATCCATTGTATCAAATGCGGGGCTTTTGGCAACGTTTGGGATAATATCGTTGTAACCGACGGGAAAAACTCCGGGTTCCCGTTGTCGTCATATCGGTAATAATAGCGGTGTCCCTTACTATTCAATTGCCAAACCTTATACGGGGGTTCAATCAACGTTTTTTCATCAAAAAACATTGCCGTCATTTCCTCAACCGTCATGCCCGGCAATATCTCAAATATTCCGGTTGGTTGCTCAACCTCGACCGCTTCAAACGGGGGGATTATTTGTTGTTGTTCCTCGGTAATTTCCGGGAATTGGTCGGCGGGAACGGCTCCCAAATTTTCGACCGTCTTTTGTACCGGGTTTTCCGGTTTCTTTTTGTTCGCTCTCATTTTCTACTCTTTTTTAATTCTGAAAATCCACATAATACCATTACGGCACACATACCCGCAAACATCAATTGCCACGGGTTCCACAATGCGCCAATCAGACAAACAACGCCCAACGTTCCAAACGTCGCAATAATCGCTTTCGCTTGGAACCTATCGGAAAACATAACGTCCGCCATGCGTTCAAACCATTGTAACCCGTTATTCTTCATAGCCAAACAAATAATTAGGGGTGCAATTACACATTTCGCAAATGATAACAACCCATTCCGGGCGTATCTGTTTGGTCGTACCGTTACATAAGTTAGTCATATTAACTTGTTGTGCGCTTTCGGTGCGTCCCTCCCATAAACGGGCGGCAACCTCTTTTTTATAGACCTTAACCCCGGCGGTTTGCGCCCGTGCGATTGCCTCGTTTACTCTTAATTTCGTCATTTCTGCCATTTCTTTAGTCTTTTATTGTTAATAACTCGGTTCGTTGCTCTCTTTGTGTCCGCAATGCGTACACGTTTTTTCCTCCCAAATTGCGGTATATTCCGGCGGGGTTAAATATCCATCGCCTCCGGTCTGTTTATATTCCCCGTCGGTAACTTCCATTTCGCCGCCGCACTCCGGGCAATCTTCATTACCCATTAAATCCAAATCCGGGACAATGAAATATACCCGTTTCAGATACACGCCCAACGCATCGGAAATCGCCGCATAACAATTGGCGGTTTGTTCCTCGGTTACATCTTCGTTTATTGCATCGAAAACGGAAACGCCCCAATTGTCCGGGTCGTCCTCAATAACTTTGTTTTTGAGTAATTCCGAAACGACAATTTCGGAAACTTGTTTGGCTGTTTTCCCGCTATCGGTCGCCAATTTTTTTAATAAATCGCTATCTTTTATTCTCATATCTTTGCCGGGTAATCCCCCGGTGGGTTTTTGTTTCTGCAAAAGTACAAATAAAATCTATATTACCAAAAATAAAACCTTTTAATATTTTATTTATTCAATGTTGGATGCTTGTAATACAGATAAAAAGCACTAATTTTGTTGCACCGCATAACCTAAAACATCGCTCTCGGTTACTGCGTACCAACCCCCGGCGTTACTTCATTGCGTCGGGGGTTATCTTTTACCCTCTCAATATAAACATTGCGGTAAATGTCGCCATAATATCCGGTTTCTTTTGTTACCCGGTTGATTGTCTGCAAATCATATTCCCCAAATACAACGTATTCATGTTGCAATAACTCGGTATCATTTAAGGCAAATTCAAATGTAATGTCAACGTATTTGTCGCCAACCCGGTTAAATGCGTGTTCGATTGGGAAAAACGCTAATACTTTGCCCTCGCAATATTGTACCCGTTCCGGGAACAATTGGCAAAGCAAATGCGCATTACGATAACATTGTTGCGGTTGGGGTTTCAGTACATCCCGGATAATCTCTAATTCGTAATCGTTGAACACGTCCGCCGCCCGGACAATCTCAACACGTTTTGCAACGGCGATTGTATCGGCGAAATATTGCCTTTGCTTTGGGTTCAATCCCAATTGCAGAAACGCCCGCATTTCCTCAATAATAACGCTTTCCATAATCAACCCTTTGTAAATCCTTTAAATGCCACATGGTAAACGTCGTATTGTTTCCCGGTAACATAGAACTCAATCATACGTTCCGGGTTCCCGGTGTCGTTTATCGCAATGGTTGGGTACGGTTCCCCCGGCAATTGGTTATAATCGCTTTCAATGTCCCGCAATCCCTCCGGGAAATCTGAACGGTCGGCGGAAAAATACCGGGTTAAACTCTCTTTTATCCGGGCTAATATTTCGTCCCCGTTCGGCTCAAAAGCCGCTTTTATTTTTTCTTGACGTCTTAACGCAAATCGCATAGGCATTTGTTTTAATAGGTTCTTAATTCCCCGTCCATCGGTAACGGTGCGCCCGGTAAACCAACCGGAATACGGGTATAATGTAACCGGGGAACCCCGGAAAGTAAATTGTAAGGTCGTGGCGTTTACCTCCGTAACCGGATAACCCAACGCCTCCAACCGGGTACGGGCGTAATCGACCCGCCCCGGCTGCAATTCTTGTTGTCGCTCTCTGTTACGGCTCATTGTTCGCCCTCCGTAATTACTTTGCAATACTTATAATATTGGTCGTGTCGGCTCTCAACTCGGCACATCAACCCAATATCGTTGCCATCTAATAATAGGCTCAACACATCGCCGGGATTGTGCCGGGTATAAAGCAAAAATAACCCGCCGTTTGCATTTTGGATTATCTTATACATTTCTTGACTTAATCGGTAACGCTTTGTTTTATTCATCGCTCTAAATGATTATGCCGGGGGATTGCGCCCCCGGCTTGGTTATTACTGCAAATACGCAATTGCGTTTAATCTCTCTTTTTCCTTTGTCGCATATTCAACGTTTCGGGCAATCCATTGTTCGGCGGGGTTTTCGGCTATCCATATACTCCGATAATCCGGCGTAAAGTATGCGATTTGTTTTTTATACGCCTTTTCCGGGTTTGCCAATATTTCCGTCGCATGGCTCAACTGTTTGCCGTGGTCGCCTTTGCCGATTAAATCCAAACGACCGAAATAAAACGACCCGTCGGCGGTACACGCCACATATTCACGGGCGGACGTTCTTTTTGATACAATCGCCTTACTATCGGCGTCAATAACTTGGTACTCGTATTTCTTTCCCTTTACTTTCTTAACTAAAATGTACTTTGCCATGATTGAAAATTTATATTGTTCCGGGGAAAACGCCCCGTCGTTGTTTACTGATAATAGAAAGTGATTTTAACGCCTCGGCGCAATTTGCAAACCTCTTTGTCGCCGTAACAATTGAAAGCACGTTTTAACAAGCGATTGACTAACTTAATGTCGCCGACAATCTTTATTAAACCGGACACGCCAACCAATACATTAACCTTTTTGCCGTTTACAATTCCGTTTACCTTGATTTTGAAATTGCGGTTAATCTCTTTTGTTGTGTAATCTAATCCGTTATAAATGCTTTGAGTATTCATTGTTTCGCTCTCTATTTTCCGGGAAAACGCCCGGTCGTTCTTGTTTGATGATGCAAATATACAACCTTTATTTTAATTACCAAAGGTTTTATCTTTTATTTTTGGCTTAAACTTCAAAAAGTTTTGTTTTTGGTTCCAAAAGAGTTATTTTATTGGAATTTTCGATTTAAGCGACTTTTGCAAGCTGGACGGGTAAATTATCCACTTTGAAATAAAATGCCCGGAAACGGTCTAAAAATGGCTCAATAGAAAAAGGGGTTGCAACGCCTTGTTACAACCCCCGGTTTATTACTTTTCTATGGTTATGAACTCAACCCCTAATATTTTTGTTGCGGGGTTTTTGCTAACTACATCAATTTGCCGATTTTTGATTTTATTTGTTTTCCATAAAAAACCTAACCAACGTTTATATTGCACCGTTTCCGCTATCAACAGACTATCCCGGTTTATATGCGTCCCGGTAAATACCCCGGCGGGCGTTGTGCATCCGTGCAACTCAAAATACGGTTCCACAATATCAATACAACGTAATACGGTCGTAACCGTGTCGCCGGGCAAATATACAATACTATCCCGGACGTTCGCCCTTAATTCGTTTATCGTTTCCATTTGCGCCGTCGTAACCCTTTGCAAATCCCGGTTCTTTGTCTGCAACGATTTGATTAACGCTGCATCATCCGCCCGGTACTTTTTATATTCGGATAATTTTAACTCCAAATTCCCAACCTTTGCGGCGTTCAAACTATCCTTTGTTTGATAGGTTCGGACGTCCTGCAACAACGTTTCGGTATTGCTCCGGTATTTATCCCGTTCGGCGGTCAAACTCTTAATACGGCTTTGTTGTACCCAAAAGGCGACGGCAACCGCCATAATGATTGCCGCCAATATTAGATATTTTTTCATGTGTTTGCCGTGTATATGATTAACGAACTATTGGGCGTTTTGCTCAATGTTAAAACATAATGTCCGCCCGCCATTTCAACCGTACTATTTATTTCGTCCTCGTTAATCTCCAATTGTGCAAAGGAAATTACGACGCCCGAAATATATACTTTTGGTATGTTGTGCAACGGGTCGGCGTTTACGGCGTCAATAAATGCGTCTATTTCCGCCTGTGGGTTCGTTACGTTTTTCGTATTTTCTTGGTTGTCCTCAACCGTAACCGTAAAAACGTCCTCGCAATCTGCAATAATAGCGGATAACAACGGGGCAATACTAATTCCCGCTTGGTTCCCTTGATTGGCAACCAATTGTTCCAAATACTCCTTTTTGTCTTTCTTTGTCATAATGGTACAAAATTAAATGTTACTATATTCAATTGCCGCATTAAAACACGGGCATTCTTTTATAAACTCCCACGGTTCAATTATACCGTCGCCGTTCAAATCCGGGGAATAATCCCGGTGTCCCTTAATCTTTGCGTCCGGGAACATAACAACTAATCGGGATAATAACCATATTAACGCCTCCTTTTGTTCCGGGGTGCGTGTGTCGGCGGATTTGCCGTTGGCATCCAATCCGCCAACGTAACAAATACCAATAGAACGGGAATTTTGCCCGGAAACGTGCGCCCCAATCTCGGAAAGATAACGCCCGGTTTCAATCGTCCCGTCCGGCAATACAACAAAATGATAACCGCAAATTCGCCCGCTTTGGGGTTGCTTCTTAAATCCCCGTTCTTTGTGCCAACCGTCGATAACATCAACGTTGACTTTTGCGCCGGGCTTGGTTGCGGTACAATGTACAATCAAATCCGTAATCGTCCGGGTTGTTTTTTGTTCCTCCAAATACTTTAAAATCTCTGTTTGGTTCATTGTTCGCCCTCCTTTTCTTTATCGTTAATAATATCGCTATCGTGTTCCCGTTGGTATCTCTCAATTATCGGTTGCCAATATCCCGGCAATACCCGTGTAAATTCCAACCGGATAACGTGGTAAATAATACGCAACGCAACCTTTGTGGGATATGCTTTAATAAGGTTTCGGAATGCGTTTTGCAAATATACATACATGAAAACGTATGTAAGCGATTTAATTACTACTTTGGCGGCTTCATTATCGCCACATTGCAGCATTACCGAATAAATAACGTGTATAATGGTAACATACAAAAGCAATTCCGCCAATGCGTTTTTAAACTTACTGAAACGAAAGTTTTTGCAATGCCTTACGCTTACCCCATCCGCCCGCATACCCGCCCAAATATTGAAAGCAAACATTATAACCAATGCGTACATAAAACCCGCCGTTGGGGTTAAATAGGCTAAAACCGGGCTTAACGACGTGGCGAATATCATACGCCATTGTTCCCATGTAAAAATTTTATCCATATCATAAAATTGTTATGCCGGGGATTGCTCCCCGGCTCGGTTCTTACTTCGTTCGTAATACTAAATAATTGGCGTCGTCCGTGTTGTAACTTACAAACAACTTTCCGTTTTGTACGGTATCAGTAAGCAAAACGGCGTTATCTGTTTGTTCCACTATCTCAACGCTCAATCCCTCCATAAAGTCGGGCAACGTCAATGAAACCCGGCTTTGCACGCTCTGACAATGCGAATAGATAACATAACTATTGCCGTCCTTATACCAATAACATTGTCCGGGATTTGCCGCCGGGTCAAAGTAGGAAATATAATAATTTATTTCCTTGAAATAAGTATTCGGCAAATTATAACCGTCGTCCGCAAACGGGGCGGTATTGATTGCCGCAATATAAAACTTATTATTGTTTGACGGGCTAAAACTTCCTAAACGTTGGTGTCCGTCCGTTGACGTCGCAATTGGTATATTGGCGTTACGCTTTGCCGGGATTGTTTCCCCGCTTACAAGCGATAAGCCCGCCGCCATACCAACCAAATACGTGTTATCGTTTGGATTGTGCAACATGGCAATCAAACGGTCAATCGGTTTGTCAACGTCTTTTAAGTACGTGGCATTCCTAAAGAACGAATAACCCGTTGAACCTAACGACGGCGAATTAAACGGCTTTTCTAATACCGTGCCGTTGCTTGCGTTTGCGGCTTTTGGTATCATAAACATAGCCTTATAATTACCCGTATCGACGAACGTTTGTTGTTGGGTTGCCCCGTAACTTTGACACTCAACTTTGCGGCGTATGTCAATCGTCGTATTAACGCAACATTGCGCACCCCGGAAATTATACGACCATGTAAACCGTGCCATTTCAACGGCTCCGGTCAAATCCGGCATACCTATTTCGCCCGGCGTTGGGAACCACGTTTCAATACTTGCGGGGTCGTACCCGGTTTGGCTTTCTGATACCGTGAAATCGTCGCCCTCGTAATCTCCGGGTTCGGTTAATTCCCGCCCGTCGATATAAAATTTGCGGTTCTCATGCTTCATTATTGGGCGTAATTGTGTCGTCGATTGCGACGCCACGGTTATTGGGGTCGTAACCGTTCCCCCGCTTACGTGCGTTAATGCAGTAATAACCGGGTTATCTGGCGTTTTCCATCCCCTTGTATCGTTGCCCTCGGTTCCCCGTGTAATAACGGGCAACAAATAGATTGAGGAACCAACAACGTTGCCGATATTATATTGACGGTCTAATTGGTCTTTCCACAATGCCCCAATATCGGCGGTTGTCAATCCCACGGTATTTGGAACGACCGGGATAACGTACCCATGTTGGGCGTACAAATGCCAATATAATGAACTTTGGAACAACGGGGCGGTACTATCCGAATGATTAGAAACAATGTTTGCCGACGCCATCAAATCCGCATCGCTCAAAGTGTTTGCCCCAATATATGCCGTTTTAGGCGACAATAAAGTATTGAGGTTAATGTAATACAACAACAATATGTCCTTTGTATCGTTGTATTTCGCACGTACATAGAACGCATTTTTATTTCTTCCGGGTTCCGTGTCGTAAACGTGCAATTTGATTAACTTTTTACCGCCTTTGATATTTTCAATATCCGTTTCCATTTCTTCAAAGTCGTAATAATCGCCCTTGTATTTCCATTTCAGAACCGGGGTATTTGCGTTATTCGCATTTACCAAAATATAAGCGGTTCCGGCGGGTATTTGTAATTGACCGTCAACCAAATTATCCGAACCGCCGGACGGCGTTATTATTGGGAATTGGGAACCCAACATTACGCCCGCCGAATTGTAGTAATACACGTATGATATATTAGTTTTTCCGCCAATGCCGGACGATACCAAATATATACGGTTTGTATCTGCAATGTCAAATCGGGTATAATGAAAACTTGCGTTTTCCCGTGGCGTTCCGTCCGGGTAAATGAAATATCCCGGTGTATCGCTCGTTTGCGCAATTGGTTCTAATCCTGTCTTTCTAACAACGTCGTCAATCTTTATAATCGTTCCATCTTGTACGATACGGATTTGATTATAATTTAAACCTTTGGAACCCGTCGATTTATCAAATAGCAAAGCCGCATATTGTGCGCCTATAATATAATCTCCGGTCGTATTATATCCTAAATACGTTTCGTTTTTGAGGTCGCCGGAATTATAGAACAAATAAAACTTACACGTTGCACCCTCCACGATAATTGGTTTGTCGGATAACAATTTGATAACAACCAAATCGAAATTATTCGACGGTTTAATGTTTCCGTTATCGGATGCACCGCCGGACAATTCGCCGAAATGGTTCGGTATAACAAACGGTTCGCCTATATAGGTCGCAACGTCCCGCATCTTCATATTAACGGGGGAAATATCTACTTTATTCGTATTCAATTCCCGTTTCGTCGTTTTTATGAAAGCCCCCATATAAGAAACCGAACAATTAATATACAGATACTTTACGCCGCTACCAATATAAAACATTCGGTCAACTATTGCGCTTTGTCCATCGCCCGTGGTGCGATAATTAAACTTTGCCAAAACAACGTTATTTTCGTCCGTCATTGCACAACTCCACATCGTCCCGGACGTGTATGTATATCCGTGCAATACCTTACCCACATAGCCGGAAACATCCAATTTGTAGCATTTATAGTTTTCGTTTACTACCATAGCCGGAATGTTGGAATTAAACCATTGCCCGATTATTGGTTCCGGCGTAATATCTTGGTCGTCGAACTTTACCGCCATATTATAAGTATCGCTAAATACTTCTAATGCGCTTTGGTTCAATACTGATACCTCGTTGCGGTCGGCTCCGCTTGCATATTGGCGAACCCTCAAATTTGCGTACCCGTCCGGGTTGTCTGCCTTGCGCAAATTAATTACACAAAGTTTTGCACCTGCTGGAATAACTCCGGTTTGATTAGACGCTAAAACTGTACTTTTAATCTTTGTATCATCAAAAAACACAAAGCCAGCGTTGGCGGCTATGTTTGCGCCCACTAATTCCAACTTTCCCGTTGGGTTATAAATTCTCAATGTTACGGCGTCCCATGCGGACGACGCAATATAACGACCTGTACCGCCGGAATGGCTGTACACATGCCCTAAATCAACGGGCAAATAACCGGAATATGCCATATCGTAAACCGCACTATCCCCAAAATCACTACTTAATAAATTTAACTCGGTTGCAACCCAATTGCCGCCAACGTTATTAAACGCAACGGCGTTTTTGGTTACTTCATAACCGCCAAAATTGGCATAAACTCCACTTTGTCCGGCAATGTAAAAAACGTTTTGGTCGGGCGTCCCCGGTGCGGTGTCCGGCGTGGCAATCCCGGCAAACGTCGCATTTGCCCCGACTTGACTAATTAACGTTGTCAACGTGTTTTGCAGCACTTGACCCGTAATTTCTTGGTTCCCGTTCGTTTTGATAACGGACGCAACGGCGGCTTTCAATTCTTCGTAATTTCCCATACTGATAAAAATTTAAACTACATCATTGTTATTAAAGTCATTATTAAAGTCTTTATTGTAATCGCCCCCGGTCGTTGGAATAACGCCCCGTCCGATTTTCTTAACCACGGTTGCGCATTCAAATTCACATTCAACCGACGCCAAATTGCCCTGCGTTTGCCATTTAGGGGTAATCAAAAACGTATCGCAATCGTATTTCCTGCCTTGACTATATACCGTTACAAAATCACTCATACGGATTAACCGCATTACGTCGCAAAGGTATTCGGGGGCTAAAAAGATAAACCGGAACGTCTTTTCTGATATTTGTTTTTCCGGGAAAAAATACCCGTCCCGTTCTTCGCCCTCTTCCTCAAACTTGTATTCCGGCTTTCCCAACTCCGAACATACGTAAACCCGGTTTTTGAATTGGACGCCCTCGTAAACGATTTGTCCGCCGTCAACCTCCATATTGGCGGCGTCGCTCCATTCAATGCACAAATAACCATCCATTCCCCCGGAAATCCATGTAAATACGTCCGAATAAAACGTTTGTACGCCGTCGTTAATTCCAATCATATAACGCCCTTCCGGGAAATCTAAAGCCATCGGCAATAAACCGGGATAAACAATAACATCATAACCATAATTTGCAAACCGGACAATCTGCAATCCGGTTTCCAACATCGGCGTTGTTATGTCCGCTAACATCCGGGTAAATTTATAATCATACAACCGAACCGATACAATGTTATTTGAACGGGTCGGGCGTATGATTTGAAACGGCAATAGTTTATTGATAGGCGTAAACAACGGGTAAACGTCGCCATACGCATACGATTTTTTATAATCTTGGTATTGCACGCCCTCGTAAAACGGCAATACGGACAAATTATTATTCGGTGTCATACTTCAAAGTTGTTTTAATTGAACGACTGCACAAATTTACGCTTAATTTATCAACTTGACCGTTACCGATATACGTTTTTATTAGCTGCATCGGGTTTGGGTCGTCATTCGCCGGAAAACTAAACGTTTGTTTCTTCTTTCTCTCAATCCCGTATACGTATGTTTCGGAACCGTTTATTGATACCCTACGGGCGGGTAAATCATACAACCAATAGGGCGATTGCAGATTAATAAACGCCAAATATCCGTTTTGCAAAAAGTATTCAACCCTGTTAATGGTTTGACGTGTAAACGGTAATATCCATTGCGACCCGGACGTTGGCGGAACGGCGGCAAACAAGGCGAACCCGTCGGAACTCATGTTGCCGGGGTTTAACAACATCATATCAATATCGGACGTAAAGTTTGATATATTAATTTCCTCAACCTTTCCGGGCGTTACATACTTGCTAATTACCTGTATCGGCAAACCCTCAAACGCCGCCGTAACGTCGTCCATCCACTTAAATTGGTAACGTTCCGGCAAATCAACCTTATCAAACGAATATTCCGACGTGTTGAACGCCCACGGTTTCCCGTTGCGTAAATTCAATTCCTTTGTCAAATCGTGGCTCAATACAACCCCGCCGGAATAGGAACCGCCATTGCGGAAATATTGGATATGTTCGATTTTAAATTTGCCGTCCTCAATGAACCAATAACATTTAAAACAATCCCGTAACATATTGGTAAATTGTTGTAAGGTCGTCGGGGCTTTTTGTGCGGGTTGCTGATATTCCCCGTTTATAATATTGGTTTTCTGCGATACAAGCAAACGGAAATTCAACCCTGATATTGGATTGTTTCCGCTGTATAAAAATTGGCTATATTCCGCCGTGGCTGCGTGGGTTATACCGGGCGCAATCTGATTAAGCAAAACAGATATACAAGAAGCAACCGGGAACGCATCCCGCAAAGTATATTCTTTCCTCGCTTTTTCCTCTAACAACCAATCCATCAAATCAAACCCAAACCACAACGACGCATAACGCCACGTTGACCGGGCAATTGGATAAAACGTTTGTCCGTATATGGAATAAGGCGGTGAAAAATACTTTCCGTTGTCCGCTAATCCCCACTCGGTCGGGGTGTCTGAAAAGTTGTGTGAAATAAACGCCACGTCGATTGCGTAACCAATCGCACGCCTATAATTACGGTTATTATCAACTATATCATCGGCGGGCAATGGATATGTATTAAGGTCGTCGATTTTCTCCACGTCGCACAAATACCGGGCGTATATATTATAACTTTTCATATCGGCGTGCATTGTTCCGGTTGCCCCGGAACCCTCGACGGCGGTTAAATCAAACTCCAACGTATCAAACGGGGACGTTGTAACCTTTTGATAACGGAACATTGCCACGTCGTCCGAACGTCGGCGTATCTCAACCAATGCAACCCCTAACGGCGCGCCGTCAATTTGTTGTTGTGAAATATAGATATAATAATTAACATTCAATTCCGGGTATAATTTCCCCTCGAATGCGTCCGCACTTGCACCCGTTGCCATTCGTCCGGTATAAAGCCCGGATATTACCGCCGGGGAACCGTTGGACGTAATTTGTATTTCTTTCAATATATTGCACAAAGCAAAATGATAGGTTTGTACTAATGCGTTTTGGTCGGTCGTGGCGTTTGCGTCTTGTTCCCAATTCGTACCGCCCAAAAAACAAGAAACAACACTATCCCCCGGAACGTATATTTGAATTAATGGACGCTTGTTTATCGTTATCCGTTGGATTGTCGGGGCTAACGTTATTAAATTGTATTCCTTTTCCAATCCCGCCAACACGTCGTTATAATCGTCGATTGCGTCCGGTTGTACAACAACCTTTTTATCGTAATCGGTAAACGTGCAATCGGTTTTCATAAACTTGCCTTGAAAGTATTGGAACCATGTACGCCCGCCGTCGTCGCTCTTTTCAATGCAATACAAAAATTCATTGTCGAACGATTGACGGTTTATATAGTCGTAATCATCCCGGACAAAGGTAATTTTGCCGGATAATTTGGCACGATAAAACCGTTGGTTGGTTTCTAATTCGTACTCCTTTGCCAAATCATCCTTATAAATCGGATGCACGGTTTGACCTTGTAAGACGTTCGGGGCGTCCAACGTTCCCAATCTCAACCATGCCGTCCCGTTGGCGTATTGTAATTTATGCACATTAAACCGGATATATGCGGCATTGCTTGGTATGTCAAATTCCGTATTTGTGGCGGTCGGGTCGCTTCCCCAACCGCCGATAATCTTTTTATTGCTATCGTAAAATGCGCCCCCGGCTTGCGGGGTGTAATTCTGAAACAATTTGCGGGGGTACACATTCCCAACCGGGACAAAAGTACGGGTATAATAGAAATTTGTATTATTCCCGTTTATGTTCCCGGTTGTGTTACTTATCGCCCCGTTCGCTAAAAACGCATTTACAAATGAATGTCTATAAATCGGGTTCATATCAATTTTTAATTTTACGTGTCAAATTCTTGTAAACCTCAATAACATTGCCGTTGCCATCGACGTAACGACGGCGGCGGTTTTGTTCCTTAATCTCCCTTACATCGTCTTTTAAATCCCGCAAATCCGGTGCGTTATTTTGTTGAACCGTTACATTAATGCCGTCGGTATTGTAGGCATTAAGGTACTTTTGGGGGAATGTTCCCCGGTTCAAACTATTTATTACGTCCGGGATTAAACGACGGAAACGGCGGGAATTACGTTTATTGATAACGGCGAAAAATTCCCCGCCCTCGGCACGCCTCCGGGTTCCATCCGGTTTGGTTCCTAAATCCACGTCGTCCCCGGATTGGTGGGAACCGCCCGCCAACAATTCAACCGTACCATCGCCGTAACTTTCCGAACCCCCGGCGTTGGCTGATTTGGATAATTGGGCGGCTTTGATTTTGGCGGCGGCAAAGGAACCCCACATTATAGCAATTGCCGGGATTGCAAACGGGAACCCCAATTGCGACCAAATCAAAGCGGACGCCGTTACAAGGTTTCCAATTTGTTGTATCGTTTGTATTGCCGCCTGTGCTTTCTGTGCCTTTTGTTGCTCCTTTAGGGCTTTTTCTTGGTTCTTTTTCGCAACGTCCAATTCCTTTTGAGCCATTGCAACGTTATTGGCGTAACCGTTCGCCCGTGCCTCTAATTCCGCATCTAATCGGCGTTGGCTTGCGTCAACCTCTTTGTCGGCGGCGGAAACGGCGGCGTCGGCGGCTTGTACCTTTGCATCCAAAAAACCGTTTAATTGCTCAATGGCAAAGGAAACGGACGTACTTATTGCCTCCTTTTGGTCGTCGTCCAAATTCAGCCCGAACAATCCGTATATATCGTTACCCCGTTCGTCGCCTTTGCTTTTCTCAATTTCTTGGTCGATTTTCGCAATGGTATTTTCGATTGTCTTAACCTCGGCGTCCGTCATTTTAACCCCGGCGGCTTTGTTCAACTCTAAAATCTTTTGCAACCGTGCCTTTTCTTGCGCCAACCGGAACCGGGTTTTGCGTTCCTCGGAATTGCGGATTAAATCAAACTCGGACGCCTCCAACGCTTGTGTTTGGTCGAATAGCATTAACGCCCGTTGTTGGTTTAACTCGGTCGTTTGCTTCAATACCTCGGCATCGTATTTGGCGTTAATATCCGCCTCCGATTGGCGCACGTCCTCGGCTAATTGCCTGTTTTGCGCCAATTCGATTGCCCGTTGTTGCTGTAACAACTGAATACGCAAATTTATTTCCTCCTGTGAACCCTCACGGGCGGCGTCTAATTGTAATTGCGTCCGGTCGGCGGCGGCTTGCATTTGGTCGATTGTAATTTGATCGTTCAATTCGCCCAAACTCTTTGCGTATTGTTGTTGCAAAAGTAATTGTTGGTTAAGCAATTCGGCAACCTGTGTTTCGGTTAATCCCCGCTCGGTTTCTAACCGGGTGTTAATGTCCTGTATTTGCCTTTCATACTCAACCCGCAATTGTTCCCGTTGCTTTTCCGCCCCCTCTGCCATCAATGCAATTTGGGCATCCTGCGTTGCCCGTTGTGCGGACAATTCCGCCGCCCGTTGTTGATTGGCAATATTTACCATATCAACCGCCAATTGTTCCCGTAATAAAACAATTTGGTCGTTCAACGCTTTGCGTGCCTTAACCGTTAAATTGGTTTCCGTCCTCAACTGCAATTGTATGTCGGCAATCGCACGGGCGTTGGCGGCTTGACGTTGCGCCCGTTGTTGGTCGAATGAATTTTTAATTAAGGCAATCCGGGCGTCCTCGGCTTTGCGCAATATATCCGTTTCCGCTTTGGCGGCGTTCCGGTTTTCGTTTGCTCTTTGGGCGGCTTGTATTTTCCTTTCGGCGTCCAAATCCGCCCCCTCGGTTTTTAGATTAACGGCAATGTCAACCGCCCGCCCGGTATTATCTATTTGACCCTGCACGGCTTCAATTGCTTCATCAACCTTGACTTTATCAATTTTGCCGTCTAAATCAACATCAATATAAACTTTCTTATCTCCACGGGCTTTGGCGTTATTGAGTTGTACCAACATATCGTTTAGTTGTTTCAACTTTGCCCGGTTCGCTTCCAAATCGTCTAATTCTTGACCGTAAAAACCAACGCTTTTATTGTGTGCCTTTGTGCGCTCGGCTAATATTTCGTCCTCAATCTTTCGGGTTTCGGACAATGAAGCGTTGCGGGCTTTGGCAATATTTAATTCCCGGTTTAATTGGGCGACACGTTCGTTGCTAACTCGGTTCATTTCGGTTGCCTCGGTTTCCAGATAATCCAACCAAACCTTTTGCGCCTCGTTAAGTTTTTGTTGGTTTTTTGCCGATTTATCGGTATTAGATGCAAACAGAACTAAAGCCCCCACAACCGTAACCAATGCCAACGCCAAAAGAACATACGGATTTGCGGCGGCAATCAGATTGAAAGCCTTTTGCGCAATTGTAGCCGCCAATGTTGCCTTTGTTCCCTGCATGGTAACAAGGCGGTTATAAACTTGCGCTTTGCTCAATGCCGCCATTTGTAGCCGGGAAATACCCAACATAATTGCGGATTGTTTTTGTACTGCGTTTTGTATGGCTTGCACCCCGGTTGTAATGGCTATTGCCGCCTGTAACTTCTTTTGCGCTTCTTGCACGTCCTCACTTTCCGCCCCGAACAATTCCATTGCCCCGGTAAATGCAGCGAACCCACCGGACGCACCCGCCGCAAAACTCAATACCGCATCCAAATTGGACGTATCGGACGCCATGCGGGTAATCTCGGCGGTTGCATCCTTGACCGCATCCCGTAATATTGCGGTTTCTTTGCTCAATTGCTGATATTCGGCGGTTCCTTGTTTGCCCTCCAATCGTAACAATGCTAATTGCTTCGTTTGGTTCTCTATTTGGGTCGTCAAACCTTTTGCGGCGTCGGAATAGTTACCGACGTTTAGGGACGTTTTCCCGGTCGCTTCCTGCAACCGCTTCATTTCCTCGTAAATCGCTTTTGTTTCTGCAACCAATTTGCGCCCCTCTTCGGTCGCCTCTCTTTCCTCAACCGTCATGTTATTGAGGTATATTTTATTGATTGAGTATTGAGCGGATAAACGATTATATGAACCCTCGGCGGACTGATTTAACCGGGTCGTTAATTTGTTCAACTCGTTTGCCTCCTTTTGGGCTTGCTTCAATTCCGCCAATCGCTTTGCGTTCTCGCTTTCCGCAAACGCCAAATCCTTTGCCGCCCGTGTCAATTTGTCGGTATCGGCGGACGCCCCCCGGATTGTTTTACGTCCGTTTTCGGTCGCCCCGCTTACGCCCTCCAATGCAGCCTTAACCGTTATCGCCTCACTCTTTATATTTTTTAGAGTGTTCATATAGGCGTCGGAAAGTTGGTCTAACTGATTAATCAACTTTGTAATCGAATCGTCCGGGCTTACAAGGTCGCTATATTTTATTGGGTTGTTATTATCTGCCATACTTAACGTTATTTGCGGGCAATTTGCCCCGTATTAAATTATCTTTTCTTTTCCGTGTAGTTAATCAACCAAAGAAAAACAATGCCGCAAATCGCCTTATTTGACGCCGTTTTTATTTTTGGTTGGTTTCAACAACTCCTTTATCCGCTCAAATGCGTTGTAATACTCTAAAACGGTGTATTTCTTTGGCTCCGGTACGTGTAAATGTTGCGATATGGTTAAGCACATATTTTCAAACTGTTTATCGTACTGAATTTCCATGTTATCGGAACCGCTAAAAACAACCGGGCGATTGTACAACAACAACATCGTCGTTATTTTATCAATTTCCGCCCGTTTGTCCTCTGTATCGCCGTTTATAATCGCATCCAACATTAACATTGTGCGGTTGCGCAATTCGTCGTAATACTCTTTTACGGTCGCATCGTCGAACAACCGGGGGAAATACATTTGCAATTCTTCATCTATTTTTTTTTTGACCGCTTCCATTTGGGCGGTCAACTCTTTAACGGGAATATCGCCGAACATATCGACGACCTTTTGCAACCCATCGTCGGACAAATCGTTGTACGGTTCCCCGTCGATTGATTTAACCAACACGGCAAACGCCAAATGCTTTGGGCTTATCCCGGTTTGAATGAAATACACGTTTTGCCGCATATTATCCAATTCTATTGCCGCCAATTCGGGGGTTTTGCTACGGGCGTATCTTATCGCCTTTTCAATATGCGTGTCGAAATCCTGCAAATCGGAACCAATTCCGGCATCAACTAACAACATTTTGTTGTACTTATGAAATCGCAACATCGGCAATTCGTCGATAGCGTCGTATATCTCAACGGTGCGTTCTCCTATCTTAACGGTTTTCATAGCAAAAAACGGGTTATCATTGTGGAACAAAAGGGAATCAACAACAACGTCGGGTTCCCGGTTATAAACGCCAAAAGGATTGCCAAAGCAACCCCCGCCCAAAAGGACAAACAGAAATCGCAATTAAACATCTTTGCGAAAAACTCGTTGCCGTGGACTTGTACCCATTCGATAACCTGCCATTTGCGTAACAAGGTCAAACCGAATGCAGCAACCAAAGCAACCACGATCGTATAAAATAAAAATGCTTGCATACCTTTGTTTTTAATCAGTTAAACACGTTTCATCAATTCCCAATTCCCCGGCAAACCGGAACCCGGCGAACGGGTGCATTAAAAATTGATTGTCTATTTCGTCCAAAGTGAACCCGGCAAATATGTTTTCCGCCTTTGCGTACACTCTGTTTATTTTCATGGAACCAGAACGTAACCAAATACCGCCGTTCAATACCCGCATAATTTGTTGTTTGACCGCCTCCGTATTCCGGTTATTGGGGTCGTTGGTTATCGTCCGCATATCGAACCAAAAGATAACCGAAAACGGCGTTGTATATTTGTTTTGTTCGCCGGGGAACCAATCAATTTGTTGCGGGTCGTCCAACACGAAAAACGAAAAATTCCCTATATTACTATCCGGGGCAATCAACATATATTCATTGCCGCCGACGTAAATATTGGGCGTGTAATATCGTTTTCCTTGTATGGACTTAACCAACCGTTCCGAACGTCCAAAGGAATAATTAAGCCACGGCAACCCGTCCGCCAATCCCTTTTGAATATTTGCAATAACCCGGTCGAATAATTCCGGGTTCTTTATAATCGGTATTCGTTCCATATTAAACCGCTTGTTTTCTTAATTCCCAAACTTTGGTAACGGCTTTTGCAATTCGTTTATTACGTGTGCCGTAATTGTTGTTATAACTATTATCGCACCACTCCAAATTATTTGGGTTGTTGTTTAACTTGTTTTCGTCCTTATGGTTGATATGTGGTAAATTGTCCGGGTTGGGAACAAATGCCATTGCAACCAATCTATGTACTCTATACGTTATACTTTTACCGCCTTTCATAAGTTTAATAATCGCATAACCGTATATGTTACGTTGCGGGGCTAATTTCTTTGGTACTCCGGTGCGCCTGTAATCCATTGAAATAATATCCCCGTTTTCCGTAACCCTATAATCTTTATCAAACCCTAATAAGGGCTTTGCGTTCAATATCAACTTATCCATTTCCGTATATCGTTTTTTTTGCTTTGGTTAGCAAATCCGGGTAAACGTATTGCCAAATCAGTTTAGCAATGTTTTCGTTCGTCAATCCCAATATTTGCCGCCCGTACTTTTTTATCAAATCTTCCGTCTTGAAATCCGACGCCTTAATTTCAAATTGTTTGTCGCCGACTTCCAAATAAAAACTACTCTCAAAATCGCCCTCATCCCGTAACGTTACCCGGTTCGTCGGTTGTCCCTTTTCCTCCTTAATGGCTATTGTTAGCGGGGTATAAGGTCGATAATCCATTATGTCAACGCCCAATCGGTTAATACCTTGTTCAAATAATTGTTCCTCGGCGTTGGCATCAATGATAAACGCCGTTGTCATTCCGTCGTCGATTATTTCCCGTATAATCAACCCGGACGTCAACCCGTCGTTAAACGTATTAACCCGGTTGCGTAAATCAATTATTGATTGTAACCCCGCCATAATGCAATTACGTTGTCCGGTACTTAACGCCCCGGTTGTTGCAACTCAAACAAATACGGTCAATCCCTTGCGTATCTAATCGCAAAGCCTCAAACGCTTTTTTAAGGTCATAACCCAAACCGCCGGGGCGTCCCTCAACGTTCCCGTCCAACTCGTACAAAATATCCATTTTAGAGGCGTTGGATTGGTTCCGGTTTACCCTTACGTTGGGGTTCATTGCCAACGTGCGTAAAGCAATTGCCGCAACTTGGCGTTGTATTACCGTTTGGAATATCGACCGTTGTTCAATGATAAAATCGGTTAGGTCGCAACCTACCGTTATTTCACAATTCAACCCGTAATTCAGTGTATTAGTGTACATCGTGTACGCTATATCCCATAACTCCGGGTATTCGGCGAATGTTTCCGGGGCGTTGTACATAAACGGCGAAATCTGCAAATACTTTGTCAATTGCCGCCATGCCTCAATATTGCCGTACCCGGTACACGTTCCGCACGGTTCGCCGCTCCAATCTTTCGACACGTTAATTGCTTGCATCCCGGCGGGCAAATCGTCTTGATTGTAGCAAAGGAACCACGCACCCCCGGCGTTGTTTGCGTCGCTTATATACGGCAAAAAACAATCTTCCAACGTAAACCATTGAAAGCCGCCATTTGTCAACGTAAAATTCAAATCAAACGTTTTTACGGGGTCAATCTGTGAACTATGGAAAAGGTACAATTTCACAATCCCGGTTCCGCCCGTCATTTGCAAGCCAACCCGGTGTATTTGGGCGGTAACTCCCATTGCCCGGACGGGGATTATTTCAAAGCCAACCAATTTATGTGCGTTCGGTTGGGTCGCTCTAATACGTCCCGCACCGTCAAAGAACGTGCGCCGTTCCAATAGGTTCTTTGTTTCCTTATCCAACCCCTTTATTTGGGTAAACGTTTGTACCGCCGTGGAAATTCCGTTGCGGGTCAAACGCTCCAAATAGTCGGACAATATATTGTATTTCTCCCAAAAGGTCGAACCCTCGGCGGGAACCTCGGCGACGTTATCAACCAAAGCGACCCAATACAAGGGTTTGCCCGCCGCATCGTTGGCGTATTGTACCACGGTTCCGGCTTTCCATTCCTTTGTATCGTTCCAAACCGGGTATTGAAAACCCCAATTATCCGGGACGATTGCCGCCATATTATCCAACGTTACAAGCGGGTGCGCCCCTTGAAAATATAACCCGCTTTCGGTTTCTGTTAATTGCTCGGCGATTGCCTCGGCGGGATTATATGATTGTTCCCAACCGACGACGTGCAATAACTTATCTTGTATTTCCTTAATCCTATACATAAGCCCAAATATAACCGCCGCAAGTCTTTTTTATACCCTTACAGCATTTAACAATATTACTATCATTTAAACCCGTTTCCCGTTGTGCGTCTTTTACTGATAAGAATGTTTTTATCAAATCGCCGCAAATGGAATACATCGCAATTTGTTTTGCTCGTTGGTGCAATCCGCCTAATCTCCCAACCATATATTCGCCAATCTTTTTATTTAGGCGTGATTTTGTTATTGGATTATTACAATTTTCTTTGGTTGTAACCCAACGCAAATTGTCCGCCCTATTATTCGATTTGTCACCGTCGATATGGTCAACACATGGTTTGTTGTCCGGGTTCGGAATGAAAGCCGCCGCAACTAATCTATGAATATTAACAGATTTACGAATACCATTGCACAATACTACAACATTATACCCGTGCTTATTGGGAACGGCTTTAACTATCTTTGTATTATTACGCACGTTTCCGTAATTACTTATTTCATAATTTGGGAAATCGTATATTACTTTCCAACTTTCCATATCATTAATTAAAAAAAAGGGGGCGGGGATAACCACCCCGTCCCCTCGGTTAAATAATTGTTCCATTTTCCAGCTTATGCGCCTGCACCCCCGGCGGGAAATTCCCCGGCGTTGGTTACATATACGGGCATTCCTAACGGTTCGTTCGGATTGCGTGCTGCAATCTCGGCTTTGATAATCGGATTTGCCACGGTGTCCGGTTTGCTGTTATATGCTACCATGTAGGCAACATCAACGCTAAATCCGAAATACTCCTTAACCGCACACGTCAAATCGGCGGTTGCGTTGCCCATAATCGCCGATTGGTCGCCCACGGCGGTATAATAATGCGAACCAACGGGCAAATCAATGTACGGCAATCGTACAATGTCCCATTCGTGGAAATTCGCACGGGTGCGGCGGTATGCTTCACGGTCAACACGTGTTAAGATACCAACGTTTCCGTCGGCAACTGCAAACATTGTTCCCATTTTGCCCGCTTCATCCGTTACATTGTTGGTGTAATGCAATACTTTGTTGTCGTACTCCATACGCTTGTTAACGTCATTGTAAACGCCATGTTGCGCCAACTTGCGGATAAGGCTATCAACCCCGGCGTTTGCAATCAAATGGATATTTTCGGGGTAACAATTCGCCCGCATAATCGGGTTAATGTCGCCCAAAATCTCGGTTGCCATTTGGGTTGGAACCTGTACTACGTTACCCGTTTGCGTATAATTGAGCAATGTTTTGAACACCTGTGTTTTGTTTGCCTCCAATGCGGCAACGGCTCCTTTGTCCAAAGCATCCGCCAACGCACGGGTTGTTTTCTCCATTTTGCGCATAAAATCGTGTTGGTACGAAATCTCATTGTTTGAGTATGCCGCCGGAACCATTGTAAACCCGATTGCATAAGTAGCCCAAACAAGCGTTACCAATGCGGACGTATTTTCATTATCGGCAATAACGCACGAACGCACGTTGCTAACTTGTACGTTTTCGTCGTAATTGATAACCGGAACTTGTACCGTGTTACCGATACTTACTAACGCCCTATCTCTCAAATTAGGGCTAATGATTGAGTTAGGGGCGTTGGTTTGCTCAATAAAGAAATCCAATGCGCCGTACTCACACGGGCGGAACATATTACGGTCTAACTCCGGGTTCTCTATCCGCCAATTCTGTACTCTTGTTGCAATTAAACTCATTGTTTAAAAAATTAAATTGTTTATAAATGCGGGTTTACCCTTTACCCGTGTTGTCTTTTACTTTTCCGGCAATGCGGCAATATTGTTGTCCTGCCATGCCTGTTTCATTCCGGCGTCAAATTCAGCCGTTCCAATCTGCAAACCTTGTTGTTGCAAAGTGTTTGCAATTACGTCGTATGCCTCAACCCTCGTTTTTGCGCCGGATATGTCAACGGCAACATTACCGCCCGCACCGCCTCCACTTGGTGCGCCTGTACCACCGCCCGCCGCTTGGCGTCCCTTATCCAAAATACCCATTGTTTCCAATTCACGGGTCAAAAGGTCGCCGGGGGTGTACGGGTTCAACTGATTGTTCGGATTGCGCATGATTGCGCCGTTTTCGTCCTTAAACGCTAACATTTTGCCGCCCTTTCCGTCGTCGATAAATTCGGGGTTCATGCCCTTAATCTTTGCAATCGCTTGGTCTAACAAAACCTTTGTTGCGCTTTCCGGCAACCCTGCCTTAAACTTCAATCCGGCGGTTGCTGTCTGCAATGCCGTTTCAACACGAATGCCGAACACCTCGTTTGTGTGGGTTTGTTCGGCTTGGTCGTATTTCGTTTTGAGGTCGTTGTATTGGGTCGTAACGCTTTGCAAATCTGCCTTTGCTTGCTTCAATGCCTTTGCGGTTTCCGCATCCGTCGCACCGTCGGCAATGGCTTTTTCCAAACGTGCCTTTTCTTTGGTTAGGCTGTCAATCTGTGATTGCAGACCGTTTGCGCCCTCAACTTTGGTTTTGAACTCGGTTAATACTCGTTTGGCGTAATCAAACGTTTTTTCGGTTCCGTTCTTTGCGATACCGGACGCCGCCAAAATATCGGCATCCAATCCGCCGTAAATTTCGCCCGTCTTTTTGGCGATAACGCTATTTTCGTCGTTGGCGGACAATGTTGTAATTGCCGCAATTTGTTCGTCCGTCAAACCGGACAAAGCCGCATTTGCAATTAAAATTTCTCTCGTTAACATAATTCTTTCCCTTTGAATTAATTAAGTGCGATTGCTTCTACTTCTCCGCTGTTTGCGTTAATAATATCAATTGTGTATTTTGGCGAATCCCCGGTTGTGTCAACCAACCAACTAACAACACGTGCATGGCTGATTTTCTTTTCAACCTCTTTTGTTACCAAAATGACGTCGGTAAT